AAATTTCTCCGGCAACATGTTCAATTATTTCTATAGCTTTTGCTTTATCCATTTTTATTACCCTCCTTGCTAAATTCCCTTATTCTTCTTTTCTCTCCATACATCTTCAATATATTCAAGGATTGCCAACATCATTGCTTTAACAAACTTTCGTTCTTTACCTTCCGGAGTATTTTTGATAGTTTCATTAGCAATCTGATTCATTCTCTTGAAGTTGGCATCATCCTCAAACATCATCTTGGCAGCTTGCCAACAATAATTAATCAATTCATGCACGTTTTTCAAAATGGTATATCCCCCATATCTTCATCCGGACCCGGTATAAATCCGTCATCATACCAAGGATAGACAATAATTTCATCAACTGAATTCTTAAGCCTCTTTGTTTCTTTTTCATACCAAAGCGGAATAAATAGATCCTGAATACCATCCTCTCTGTTTTTTGATACTTCAATAACATTTGTTCCTTCATACACAGGATGTGAAGCGCCCCAGTTGAACATTTGACTTGATAATCTCTTAAAATCTTCATTTGTTCGATGAACTATGAAAGCATTATCAACAATATTGGCAATATTTCCACTTCCGCTTATATCATCGAGTCTTAAGAATCCTTGAGCCTTACGGGGATGTGCAACAAATATGATGTGAGTGTTTGTAAGATTTGCTATGTTCTTAAGTTCCCACACAAACTTTGTCTGAGCCTCATATTTATCCTTGTCAAGTTCTTCAAGATTAAGAGCCATTACGTTATCAATAATTACAAGGTCTGCTTTTTTTGCTTGGATGATTCTTCTGAGCTGCTCTGCAATTTGTTTGAAACTATTACCATAATTATTGTTGTAAAGCCAAAACCTATCACCAAGCCACATTGCAATGCTGTCATTTACTTCTTTTGTAGTGTAATAATTGTCTTCAAACTGTGCCGACTTCTTAACTTTATTCTTCCCGGCTGCTTGTAAATACATCCAGCGCATAAACTTTTTACTTGTAAGTTCTCCGGAATATGTAACTACTGTGTGACCGTCTTTAATAGCATTAAGTGAAATATCAGATAGCCATGTTGACTTTGCAGATGCTCGAAGACCTGAAACAACAGTAATTCCTTTTTTTACAAGTCCTTTCATCTTCATATCAATCTCTTTGTATCCTGTTCTGATATATTCCTCTTCGGGTTCTTCAAGGCCATTAATCATTAACGGATTCAAGAACATTGGTTCATCAGCTTCGTCTACTACTTCATGATATAAAACATTGGCTTTTTGCTTATTGTGTTTCTTCCAACCTTCTTCGATACGCTTGTCATTATCGTCCTGATCATATGCATCCGGCTCAAACAATAACCTCACATCCTGCCATTTTTTATCACTGCATGAATCATGAAAACATTTGAATCCAATAGCTCCGGAAGATTGAACAAGAATCATTGCATCTTTATTGCCGTGATTACTATTAAAAGGACAATGGTCAAGAATATACTTAGTTCCGCCTTCCCATATGCCATCTTGCCTATATCCGATTCCATGTTTATCCATCCAATCAGTTACAGAAAAATCGCTTTGAATTACGCTCTGCTTAACAATGCGTTTCGGTTCTTCATCCGGAAGTTCATTGGCAAGCTTTTGAAGTATATCTATACCATTTATGGTAATTTCTTTTACATCGCCTTTCATTCGGCTCAATCTATGCGGTCTATCTTCGGAATCTCTTCCCTTTTGGGCCATTGTTCCGTAAAGCTTACAAATTCTTGAAGGATTGAAATTAACTTCATCAATTTTTACAGATTCATTACTGAATAAGACCGAAAGAACCTTAAGACATTTCTTAATTAGTGATTCATTTTCGGAAGTATTCGGAAGATCTATCTTATAAAGCAAATGCGCTCCGTTTCCGCTTACTGCTTTTACCGGTTCATTGAATCCAAGTGAATCCATGTAATCAACAATCTTTTTTGCGGTATTCATTGCCTTCTGATACTCTTCATTGCTTGAAGATATTCCCGCAGCTCTTACCGGATCCATGTCAATGAACAACCAATCAAAATGAGTTATGTTGTTATCTGATGTTGTAGGCTCTTTTGTCGCTATGAATTTCTCATACTGGATTCTTGAAGCACATCCATCCTCAATATGATTGAGGGTGATATATACATTTGTATTATCAAGATGCATCTTTCCAAGTTGCTCTATTAACTTGTTAGCATTTGTGAAGTATGCACTCAATGGTTTGCTTTGACCTATGATTCTAACCTCAAAAAGCTGGTTATTTGGTTTAAGCTGCTCAATTGCCTTTCGCACTTCGCATTCGTTAAAAAATTTACTCATGAGCGGCGCCCTTCTTTCTTTAATTCTTTTTACATTCTTTTACATTCTTATACATTCTTGTATTGTGTCCTGTTAAAAGTCCGCTGCTGTTCCATCAAAAGTCCGCTGCTGTTCCATTTTTGTTCCATTGGTGTATCGATAGTCGGTTCGCTAACTCTGAAAATCGTCATATTTTATAAGGGTTATAAGTGTCCTGCCGTTGTATCGCTGAGTGGTTACCATATCTGCGGATTTTAGTAACGCAAGATAGCGCAATACCTTACCTTTTGACCATTTCCATCGGTTCGCCAAAAATTTTGTGCTACAATGCACTTGCCCACGCCTTATTTCTTGCGTAACTTCAGCACTTATTATCTTCTCTTTATCCTCGTGATTAGCCATGAGTATTAAGTCTACCCAAGCACTTCTACGGTCAAACGCCTCTTCAGATGTCCAAATAGCCGATTCCCATATTTGGCGATGAACCTTAATCCAACCTTTATCTTTTGCCATCATCCACCTCCTAAAAGTCTTATTATCTCTTTTCCCGTTTCTTCCGGAGTGCAGAATGCAAATAATACATTGTATTCGTTCTGAATGGTTCTGAATGACTTATAAAGTTGTTCGCCACTGGTAGGTGGGATTAACTCATTTCTTGGAATACCTTCAGCTTTTAATGCTTGTATAAAATCAAATTGAGAAAGATGTCTATATTTCATGTGCTTCATTCTCAATTTTCTTATCCATTCACTATTCCGGGGATTAGTCCAAAACATAACATCCTCAATACAAGTGATTCCGTTTCCGTTCTCGCATAGGATGATTATCTTTATCCCTTGTTCTTGCGCTCGTACCAATTCAGCTCTAAAACGTGCATGCTGTTGGCATACATTTCCGCATAATTCGTTTAGATCTTTTTTGCGGTCTATTACAAGCCTCGGATTATCCAAGTTCATATAGTCACCAACAAACAGTTTGGAGCGGAAGTATTGTACTCCCAACTCCTTAAACTGTTTTTCAATTCTTAGCCATTCAGATTTATGCTCTCTTGTGTCGCATTGAATCTGCATCAGCTACCTCCTAAAAAGGGATTTCGTCCTCTGCTCCGGCAGGAACATTGACAAATCCATTAGATGTGGAAGTGTTGGAAGTGTTTCCATTAAGAGTCTTTGCTTCAGGAACATTAGCAGTCTTTGCGCTGTCATACTGGCAGAAAAAGCGGAGTCTTCTACGCATCTTGGTTTCTCCGTTGTACTCTTCCTCAACTTCTCCGAACACAACACCAACCTTCTTGTTCTTGAACCATTCAGCAAACTTATCTCCCCATACGCACTCAGTGTTGTTTGACTTTTCAACGCAGCTTATGAAAGTTTTGAATGACTTAGAACAAGCTCCGTTCTGGTCTTCTGACATAATGTAGTGTGTTCCCTGAAAAGGCCACTTCTTGTCAGGACGTATGTCCGCCTTAAAGCTCTGCATGAAATAATCCGGCTGTGAATCGTTTTTATCGAAATCGATTGATACCTTAATCATTGGCTTACCGGTTCTTGATGTCATTTCCTCAACATTCTTGATAATGGCAGTGTGTCCGCCAAGCTCTACAGGAATATAATCTCCTGCCACCTGTGTTTCTTCGTAATTATTGGGCTTCTGCATTTTATTTTTTCCTCCTTAAATAAAATCAAATAATGAAAGTTGATTGCATATTTTTCGATATGCTTCTGGGTTTTTGTACACCTTAGATATCATTGAGTTTGAAAAACCTGTTATTCTGCAAGTTTCGTATTTTGGATATCCCTTAGAAATGTATTCCAAGATAACTCTGTATCTACGAGGGTTAATAATTTCCTGAATTCTTGAAACGGATATTTCATAATGTGGGTATGAATTTTCTTTGCAAAATAATAAGTATTGGCTTCTTATGATACTGATATTTTCAAAATTAAATTTCCCACCTGCTGATAAATCATTTGCAATACAATATTTAGAAAACACATCAAATACTTGTATGGCGGTCATAAGGAGATGGCCTGGATTCTCAATGTAATCCTTTCTCGCCTCAAGCAATTCTATTTGTGTTTTTCTATCAATGAATCCATTTCTTTTTTGTTCCTCAATCCATTGATGGCAATTACGGCACAAACATTTAAGCTCATAATCTCTTTCAAAACCAAGATGCTCATATGTAAGATGGTGAACTTGTAAATCAAAAGGTTTTCCACAGCATTCACATTTATTGCCAATACTTTTTATGTATTTTTCCCTTGTGGTTTTCCACCAATCCGATTCCAGATACGCTTTATATCTTTCGTCCATTAATATGCCTCCAACACTTTCAGAACTGCTGCCATGTCATTCGGTATTTCATTCTCTGCAAATGCCCCTCTCGGAGTCTTAGCAGTTGAATTGTTGGCGTGTGTTTCAAAAACATATTCACCATCGGGCTTTGCTTTCGCATAAAAGACGATATTTAGCTTCGTTTCAATGCCAATCTTGTCGAGTTTTTTACCGGATGTCTTGATGTGCGCGAATCTGTAGCCATCGTCTTCACGGTCAACCTGTACATGAGCAATGAATATAACCGTCAGATCATCTCGCATTGTCAACGCATAATCGAGTATGTCATACACAGCCCATGCTAAATCCGCCCATTTGTCATAGCTCTTTTCTTTACGTCTTCTTGCTTCATCACCAATCATTACACCGTTGAGCGTATCAACAACAAGCACCTTAATATGCTTCATATTGTCTTGATTGTTGATTTTCTCCATAAGTGTTAAGATAGTACTGGGATTGTCTGTCTTGAAGTAGTTCAACTTGTCTTCGCCATAAGCCTCGCGAACCTTCTTCTGAAACGGCAGTCCCTTTTTGTCTGCATCAACAATGAATGTTGTTTTAGAGTCGAGTGTTTCCAAACTTGTAGTTTTACCGGCGGCACTCTCTCCCATTAATCCGATTACTCTTGCCATTCTAATTCCTCCTTTTCTTATCTTTTTCTGCCGCCTTTCTTGCTGCAATTTCTGCATTGCGTGCTAAAATCTGCTCCCATGTCAACGGCTCAACGCCTGCCTTCTTGCATCGTTCAAGATATGCGGCATATTGTTCCATCTCTTTTTTGTGGCGCATTGCTTCACGCCTTATGGCTTTATCCTG